CCAACACCAGGACAGGGTGGTGGTGCCGTCGTCGAGATGAGACTGCAGCGCGGGCGAGAGGCTTTTCATCTGCGGATCTCCAGGAGCGGGATGGACGTGATTGATCCCAGCCGTTCAAAATCGAGGGTCACGTCGAGGGTGTCGCTATCGAACCGCACTGGCACATCGAATTCGAAACCGGCGCGGATGATGACGCTGTTGGCTGGGGCGGTGGTGAAGGTGATGACGCCAGTCGTCGTGTCCACGGTCCAGCCTGTCATCTGCTCAACCATGCCCAGCGCCACGCGAACGGTCCCGGTCACGGGTTTTGCGATGGTCCTGACCCATGTTTGCGGGCCGGAGGTGTAGCGTTTTGCCAGCTGGAAGGTCTGCTGAATGCCGGTCCCGGTGCCGATCTGCTGGTCGGTTGGGGAGATCGCCTGCGACGGCAGAGCAGATTTATGGTCAGCCCAATCCTTGTAGCGGAAGCCGTGCAGGCGGCCGTTTCGGGCCTCGAAGAACGAAACCACCGACGCCAGATCATCGGCGCGCCGGATGCCATAGGCCACGTCATAGCGACGGCGGCTGTTGGCCCAGCTGGCGTTGCGTTCCTCGTCGCCCGAAGCCAACTCAACGATCTGTGTCCGCCGTTCCGGCCCGCCGCGCGCCCCGCGGCTGATATTGTCGGGGAAGCGCACCTCATGAAACGCCATCACATCCCCCTCCGGCCGAGGGACACGGCGCGTGCAATGTCGGCCGCGACCTGCGTGCGAGATTGGCGGAAGCTTTCGGCGTCGCGGGCATTGATGGTGACGGAAACGTTCGGGGCAGAGCCTTGCCCTTGGCCATAACCAGCAGCTTCCCGGCGCGACAGGACCCGCTCTCCCCGTTGCAGGATGGCCGGAACTTCATCGGGCTTGATCCCGGCCCAGCCGCCCGCGTGCATGCGCGGGGCACCGGCAAAGGCCAGCGCAGGAACCATGCGGCCCGGGCCCGGCGCTCCGACCATGCCACCGGCGTGCAAGATATTGGCGAAGATGCCACCCGCGCCGCCCAGCGCACCCGACAGTGCATTGGCGATGGGGCCGAGGATGAAGCGCCGGGCTGCCAGCTTGGCCAGGTCGGCAATCATCGACGTGACCAGATCACGGAAATCGAGTTTGCCGGTTTTCACGAACTCACCCACGGCGTTCTCGGCCGAGGTGAAGGCAGAGACCAGTGCATTGCCGATGTCGCCACCAATGTCGCGGGCCTTGGCGGCGTATTCGGCAAGCGTGGCGACGGCCGCTTCCCATCCGGTCTTGGCCGCTTCAGCCCCAGCCGCAGCAGCGGCACCGGCGCCACCGGCGGCGCGCCCGGCTTCGGTCATCGACTCGTCCAGCCGGTTGGCGGCCTCTGCGGCCCCATCGAGCGCGGTTTCGCCTTCGGTTCCGGCACCGGAGACAGCATCCTTCAGCGCCTGCCAGCTTTGCATCGGACGGGTGGCGGCATCGGCCAGCATGCCGGAAGCCTCGCGATAGGCTTCGGCCCGGGCGGTCGCCTCTTCGGCCATTCCGGTCAGCCCGTGATCCGGCGTCGTCACATAGGTCTGCGCCATTGCGGCCGAGAAGGCTTCGGCGGCAGCGGTTCCGGCAGCAGCTGCGGACCCCGCGAAGGGATTGTCTATCCGACCCAGAGCCAGCGGATCCAGCGTCCCGATCCGTACGCCGCCTTCGCCTACGGCCCAATCGGGCAGCAGTTCCAGTGCGGCGTTCAGCCCGTTGATGAAGTTGTTGATCCGGGTGACGACGCCGTTCAGCATGGCCTCAACGCCGCCGATCAGACCGTTGGCGGCCTGGAATGCAAAATCCCCAATCGCACCGGGCAGCTGACCCCAGATCGATTTCACCGCATCATATGCACCCTTGAAGATGCCCGCTGCCGAGTTGCCAAAGCTGGTCACCGCCTCGACCGATGACTGCATCGCGCCATAGATCGTGGCCTGCAGCCCAGCCCAGTTGGCCTCGATCTTCGACCAGGCAGACGCGGCCCCAAGGCCGATGCGGTCCCAGACCTCGAGAGCCAGATCCTTTAGCAGGCCAATGGCCGCGCCAAACCCGCCAGCGCCCGCGACGAGCCGACTGAATTGGAACACCAACTCGCCCGCACCAGCGATCAGCGCACCGATGCCAGTGCGGATCAGGGCGCCGCGCAGGATGACAAGGCCGGTGGCGAGGCCGCGCACCGAAAGGGCCGCAGCCGCCAGCCCCGCCACCCAGCGCCCGGCCATCAACGTAGCAAATGTCGCGGCATAGGTCGTGAGGCGGCCGATGTTGTCGAAGAGGGCGTTGATTGCGATGCCGATTGGCCCCGTGCTGCGCGCTATGTCGGCCAGCGTGTTGGCCACCGTTTCCAGCGCTGGAGCCACGGCCGCCGTCAGGCGGTTGGTCAGGCCCAGCCAAATCAGGCTGAGTTTGGCGATGGCATCACCTGTACGTTCGATCTGGGCGGCGTCCGCTGCACTGACAGCCACACCGAAATCGCGTACATCCTGTGCCGCCTCGCGCAAGGTGGCCGGGTCAATTCGCAAAAATGCCAGTGCCGCCTTGTCGCCGAAGAGGTCGGATGCGACAGCCGCGCGTTCGGCCTCGGGGACAAACCGGATCAGCGCCTCCTGAATGGCGACGATGCGCTGGTCGAGCGGAAGGGCCTGCAATTGCGCCGCCGTCAGGTTCAGCCGCTGCAAGGCCCCGACCGCCGTTCCAGATCCTGCGGCCGCTTCCGACAACCGGGTGGTCAGCTTCTTGGTTGCCTGTTCGATCTCGCCCATGGAAACCCCGGCCAGTTCCCCGGCCCAAGTCAGCACTTGCAGGCTTTCGACCGTGGTTTTCAGCGACGCCGCCATGTCGGCCTGTGCGCCGATGGTCTCGAGGCCCGACCGAACCATCGCCACGCCAGCAGCGGCCGCCGCAACCGTCACCGCAGCCAGTGCAATCCCGGCCTTCCGTGCAAAGCTGGTAAGCCGGGCGTTGGCCAGTTCCATCTCGGTCGAGAGGCGACCAAAGCCGCGCGCGCCAGCATCGCCGATGCCTTCCAACTCGGCACGCACCTGGCGGCCGCCTTCCGCCACGAGCCGGACGGACACACGCTTTTCAGCCATCGCGGCCTCCTTCCATTTGTTCGTTCAGTTTGCGCACCATTACCGCCTCGACCTCGGGCAGCAGTTCAGCGGCGATCAGGGTGTTGATGCCCAGCGCCTCGGCCATCGCGAGCGCCGCGCCCATGTCCCAGCCGAGCACGGCGCCGGGGATCACGCGGAGTTGGCCGCCGAGGCGACCGACCAAGTCCCAGACCTGCCAGCCCTCCGGCGTTTGCGGCCGGTTTAGCCTTGCGGGGCAGTCGGGGCAGGCAACTTGGCAGGCCGCGCAGTATCGGTCGCCACCGCCGAAGGACCAGTCGGCAAGGGCGCGGAGACGTTTTTTTCTGCGTCCAAGATCAGACCCTTGGCGACATACGTGGTCTGGAACGCCTCGAAGACGGGCCAGATTTCCAGCAGGGCGTCGATGCCCTCGGGTGATACGGGCACAATATTGCCAGCATCATCGCCCACGCCCTGCCAATCCAGCACAGCACGGCGGGCAACGGCCTTGGCCATCGCGAGGGCCAGCGCCTCTTGGCTGGCACCCTCAGGCAGGGCCTCGATGGCCGGATCGGCGCGCGCCGACACCATCAGCGCGGTGGTCAGGGGGCCGACGAGCAGGCGCAGGCCGGGGGCGAGGTCCAGCCATTCGGGCGTGGCAGTCAGGTTCAGTCGGATCATGATCAGTATCCTGCGAGGGTGTTGACGAGAACGGCGGTGCACATGCGGGCGGGGCTGGTAGCCTTGGCGGCCATCCAGTCAAAGGTCGCCTGCACGCCTTGGGGCCCGGCGATCTCGATGCGCGGGCGGGGCAGATAGACAGCATGGGCGGTGAAGGTGAAACTGGCGTTGGCCCCGAGGCTGTAGTTGAACTCCAGCTCGCAGGGTGTGCCGTCGATCGCTTGGGTGATCAGCGCCATGTCGGAAAACCGCACCTCTATCCGGCCCGACAGGGCGGCCATGGCGGGATCGGCGCCATCAATGCGCCCATCGCCGCGGATGGTCTCGATCCGGTCGAGGTTGTTGGAATAGGTGATCTCGGCCGAGACCACGTTGCCGAGCGCCGTGCCGTTCCGCTTCACCGTGCCGTTGAAATGGCCAAACCGCTGTAGGCCCAGCGCGGTGGGCGTGCCAGCGGCGGTCGCTGCGGCGATGGTTTCGCCTTGCGCGACCAGCCGCGCGGTTGCAGTCAACAGACCCGACCGCTGCATTTGCCAGGTCAGCTGGTCCAGTACACAGCCGGAATACATGGCAAAGCGCGGCACCTCGGGCATCGCCGTTTCGATGGCCATGCTGGGCAGGGTCCAGTTGCCCGACTGGAAGGTGTGGGTCTTGGGCGTTGTGCCGCTGGTCACCGGCTGGCCAAACGCCGCCTTCAGCCAGAACCCGAAGGCCTCCACATCGATGGGGATCACCACCTCGCCGTCGGCGGTGACCGCATCCTTGATCGGGGCCAGAGGATCGCGGCCATAGCCCAGCAGTTCGGATTCCAGAAGCGGCTGTTCCAACCCGAGCGTGGTCCGGGCAAAGGGCATCAGCCGGAACCCACTGACCGGCGGGGTGCCATAAACCGTCTCATACGCAAGCGCCATCTGCGCCCGCGCGCCTTGCGCACGTGCCATGGGGGTCTCCTTTATGTTGGGGGTGTCAGGCCAAGGGGCCGGTGGTGGTGTAGTGCAAAACGACGGTGATGACCGCCGCCTTCAATGCCGCCGCGCCCTCGATGGGCAGATCGACGGAGGCCGGGGCTTCTGGTTCGACCCAATCGCAGAGGCCGCCCAGCGTACGGTCGGTTTCCAGCGCCGTGCCGATGGCGGCGATCAGGATGTCAAAGGCGCTCGCCCTGCCAGTGCCCGCTTGGACGACAACCTCCAGTTCGGCCCGGTGCTGATAGTGGTAACGCAGCGGCGACAGCGTCACCTCCGGCTCGCCTGGCTGGCCATCGCGCAGGATGATCAGGCCCGCTATTGGGATCCGCTCGGGCAGCACCTCGTCACGCAGGGTAAGGGCGACAAGCGGCTGCAGCCGCGCATGCAGTGCGGCGAGAATGGTTTCGCGGGTGGTGGGCATGACAGCGCGCTTCCTGAATTGTGACTTCTGTGATGGTCTCGGACATGCTAAAGGTAATACCCATGAATACTCGCCCGGAGCAGCACCCATGAATGCCGTCCGCCCCATCGCCGTAAAGCTCGATCAGGATACCCGCGACCGCCTCAAGCGCCTGGCGGATGCCAAGGACCGCTCGACCCACTGGATGCTGCGCGAGGCCGTGGCGCAATTCGTCGAGCGCGAAGAGAAGCGTGAGGCGTTTCGTCAGGCCGGGTTGCAGGCATGGCGGGAGTATCAGGCGACCGGCAAGCACGTCACGCATGACGAAGCCGATGCCTGGCTTGCGAAGCTGGAAGCAGGCGAAGAGGCGGCAGCTCCTGAATGCCACAACTGATCTGGTCGCCCGCCGCACTGCGGGATGTCGAACGGCTTTACCGTTTCCTTGCTGACAAGAACCCCGATGCCGCCCGACGCGCCGCCAAATCCATCCGCGAAGGCATGAACATCCTGCGCGATCAACCGGGCGCCGGGCGACCGGCCGAGGACATGGAACCTGAATTCCGCGAGTGGTTCATCACCTTTGGCGACAGTGGCTATGTGTCGCTTTACCGATTTGACGGTGAAACGGCGGTGGTTTTGGCTGTGCGCCATCAACGCGAGGCTGGCTACTGAGCAGAAGGGGCGATCACACTTTCTCCTCCACCCAATTCGCAACAATTCGCCCCGGCACGCCGTCCACCGCCCGCTCGGCATCCCGCGCCAGATCCAGCCGCTTGCGCAGTTTGACCTGCGGCACGAGCAGGAAAATCGGCACGGTCGCCACGCCGCGTCCGGTCTTGGATTTCGATGCCACGGCCCGGCCTTTCGAATTCAAGCGCCCTTCCGCCACCAGCAGGCTCGGCCCGCGACGGCGATAGATGAACCGCAGCCGCAACCCCGTGCGGCGTTCCCATTCGCCGGGGGTGATGCGGCCACCCTTGGTGCTCCTCCCGGCGGCCGGAGTGGGGATGGCCAGCCAGAACCCATCTTTTGACCGGATCAGCGGCCCTGTGTCATGCGCGCCGATGATGACCGGAGCGTTGGACCAGACCAGTGCGGCTGCGTTCAGGCTGTCGCCGGATTTGGGGAAGCTGGCGAGGCGGATGCTGTTTCCCAACCTAGTGCCGAGGCCAGCGCCGGTGATCTGGCCGCGCCAGGCGGATTTCAGGGAGGTGCCAGCTTCGCGCATGGCGGCGGACACGGCCTTTTCACCGGCGGCGACTTCGGCCTGCATCAGGGCGACGAGGTCCGGGTCGAACGCGATCTTCAATCTCATGATGGCCGCAGGTCCAGTGTCCAGATCAGGCGTTCGCGGTCGCGCACTGGCTCGCCCTGAATGGTGAAGCTTTCGGCCCCGATCACGATCAGATCGCCCGTGCGCGGATCGAGCATGTCGGACACGCGGACGTCCACCATCATGGTGTCGCTGACAAAGCGCCCAGCCCCGAATTCAGTGATGCGGTCCGGGGCGCGGCGGATTACCCGGATCGGGCGTTCCTCTGAAGTGGTGGCAGAAATCCAGACAGCGGCCGCCGCCATGGACGGATTGGCATAGATGCGGTCCATGGCGGTGGCGAAGACGGTCATGTCGGAGCCGTCAGTTCGAAGTGTGGATGCGGATCGCGATGCGCGGCCGCTTGTTGACGGGCAGGATCGAGGCTTCCGTCATCAGGTCGATCCAGCGGCCTTTCTCGTCGAGGTGCTGGCGGGCGTAGAGCGGCAGACCCATGGTATTGGCCGCCTCCAGCAGGTTCGCTGGGCCGCCGTAGGTGGTGAAGGTGTCCATGGTGCCGAGCGGAAACGCGATGCCTTCGTTGGCCGGAACCAACCGTTCGGTGGCCTTGGTCGAGAGGGTGACGGTGCCCGCGTATTCCTCGAACACAATGCCCGCGAAGGGGAAGTTGCGGCGCACGTCCTGGCGCAAGGGCTGAGCGCCGGTGGCGGCGTAGAACTTGTAGGCTTCCTCGGTCTTCGGATGCGCGATCAGCTTGTCGAAGAATTCCCGGCTGACGAGGGCATGCACGTCCGACATGCTTTCGCCGAGGAGGTTGTCTTCAATTGCCCGCAAAACCTCGCGGACCTTGCTTTGGACAAGGGTGCCAGCGGTGCCCAGCAGGAAATCGACCGAGATTTGCGTCAGCCCGAATTCGGTGAAGTAGTTGTAGAGGGTGGTGCCAGCGCCGTCCTTCACGATGCCGCGCAGCGCGTTCATCTCCATGTATTCGCGGGTCTGGGCATGCTTGCGGCGCATCAGCTGCAGCTTGCGGTTCATTACCTCGACCAGCGGGTCGGCGGCATCAAAGGCGCCCAGTGCGGGCTGGCCCTGAATGTCGCCGGGCAGGATGACATCATCATGCGGGATCCACGGCAAGGCGAACGAGCGCATCGAGCGCCCCTCACGGGTGCCGACTGTGGCGGGGCCACCCAGCGGGACGGAAGGCAGCAGGTTCAGCACGCCCTCGTATTGCTCGATGATCACCGAGCGTTGGGTGACCCCTTCAAAGCGGAAGAGGCCGATCTGGCCGAGACGGGTGTAGAGGTTGGGCAGGATGTTGATGGCCTGCGTCATCTCGGCGAGCGAATAGCCGCCCGCGTCAAACGGGTTGCGGGTGATGGTCATGGGGAACTCCGGGGACAGGGGTGATGCGCAGCTGCGCGAGTGGGATCAGGGGCCGATCAATCGGATCAGGCGGCGTCGCGTGGGACGATGCCGATCGCTGTCAGCTGGGCGTGCTTGGCGGCCTTCTTGGCTGCGTCATCAACACTGGCGTCGAACACGAGCGCGGCTTTTGAGACGATGGCGGG